CCGTCTGAATTATTTGGTGGTGATGATGAGAAGTTAAGTGCACTATATGAATCACAATATGATTTACGTGAATTTGTAGATCCTGCTAACTTCAAACCTTATGAGTTCTATGAGTCTAAACTTAATAGAGTTATGGGTAAATCAACAACACCTAAACCTGCCGCGGCAGATGCTGGTAATGATGCACCATTTGAAACTGATACTATTAAATCTAAAGCTGAACCTGTAGCAGACAGTGATGCTGGTGGTGATGGTGATGATATGTTAGATTACTTTGAGAAATTGGCTAATGAGTAACAAATAAAACCACACCTCCCCCACTGGTGGTTTTCCCCCTCTTTCTGAGGGGTTTTTATTATCTAGAAATCGTTGGCTAATGGATCTGGGAATTGAGTCGCGTCATTAAAGATTGTATTATTAATACTCTTATCAACTTTAGAATTAATATTACCCGCACTTTGAGATTGAATTATTTCAGCTAATTTTTCAAATTGGTCATCACTCATACCTTGTTGCATACCAGATAAAAATGCGCGCATACCTTGTTGATTACTTGATTGCTGCAGGGTTTTAAAGTTAGCAGCCAATGCTTTATAATCTTTAAGTGTATATTCTGGTTCTGGCGGCACATAAGATGTTGGTATTGAATCTACATCAGATAAATCAACTTGTGTTTCATCCGTATTATCAACTTGTGTTTCATCCGTATCAATTGGCGGCGTTTCTGTAGCATTACGAATATTAGAGGCAGCCTTTCTTGCATCTATATTAGCTTGTGCTGCAGCAATTTCTTCAGAATAATCAAGACCAAATATTTTGCCTTTATCTTCAATCCATTTGTATATAGAGATTTTTAATCCATCAATAGCATTACCAATAGTATCAAACATATTCATAATAGGGTTATATACATACTCATCAAATAGATCACTGATTTTATCAAAGATATTAAAGCTTTCACCATCTGCCCCTTCAAAGGTAAACCATCCATTTACCTTTTCTTTGATATATTTAACTGGACTATCCCAAAATTCACTTAATCCTGATTTAATCTTTTTCCAAGTTGGAAGTTCAAATTTCCATGCATTGAATTTTTCACCAATCCAATCACCAGCATTAGCTAACCATTGAGGTAATTTTTCACGAATAGTATCCCATGACGGAATTTCAATACCCCATGCTGCAAATTTATCACTAATCCATTTTCCAGTTTTAACTAACCATTCAGGTAAAACTTTTTGCATTTCATCCCATGTAGGAATATTAATAGTCCAACCTAATAGTTTTTGTCTAAACCATTCAATACCTTTAAGTAACCAAGAAGGGAAAAACTCTTTAATCTCTGTCCATGTTGGTAACTTTAATGCCCATTCATCAAACTTCCCTTTGAACCAAATACCAGCATTAATTATCCATTGAGGTAATTGTGCTTGAATATCTGTCCATGAAGGAATAGATAAATTCCAATCAGAAAACATATCAGTCCACCAAACTGCTGTAGCCCATTCCGGTCTAATAGATTCCCAAGTAGGGATAGATAAATTCCAATCAGAAAACATATCAGTCCACCAATCTAATTTAGTCCAGTCCGGTCTTATTTCTGACCAAGTAGGGATATTAAAAGTCCATTCACTCCATTTAGTACTCCACCAATCTAATTTAGTCCAGTCCGGTCTTATTTCTGACCAAGTAGGGATAGACATTTTCCATTCACTCCATTTAGTGCTCCACCACTCTGCTGTGGTCCACTCAGGTAAGCTCCAATTATCAAAATTAAAGAAGTCTTTAATTGATTGCAAAGCATCCGACCCCCATTGCTTTATATCCTCCCAACCATTATATAATCCCTCAAATAAAACTAAAGCACCTGCAAGCGCAACACCCCATGCCAATTTAGCTAATTTAATACCTTTCCCTATACTTTTAAAGAAATTCACAATCCCTTGAAGACCTTTCATAGGTAATGCTTTTACTTTGCCAACACCTTCTTTAGCTCTATCTTTTAAACTTCGTTTGGCCTGAGCCTGTTCAAGCAATTTCTGTTTCATTTCCTGCAATTGCAATTCTCTAGCTTCTTTGGCTATTTTATTAGAATCTTTTCTTGCTTGTTTGATTTCATCCGCAGTAACTTCAATTGCATTACCCATATCACCAAACTGCTTTTTAAGTTTGGTGGAAATTTCCTCCGCCATCTTTTCAGGTAATTTTGCGAAAGTATCATCCGCGGCATTGAAAAACTTTTCAATTCCTTTATTTCCAGGTAGTGGTATTGCTTCAGCCATTTTTCTGTTTGTCCATTTCTGCTTGTTGCTCTTTTAGGTATTGAAGAAGTAATGTAACATATACATGCCTTTCCCAAGGTACCATATTTTCTATTTCATGAAGACTATAATTATGATGTTGCATCATAGCAAAATTAGTTTCGAGCAGAGTCTTCAAATCATAATCGAAACTTAGACGAAAAAATTATATAATCCTTCCAGTCTAATATTATTTTTATGCTTACATTGCGGACACTCTATATCAAGTTCTGCATATACAGTAGGCATATTTGTTAAGAATTCTTGTATTTTAGAGAAAGTGCCTTCACCCAAACTCTCCAAAAATTCCATTTTCTCTTTTATACTATAATCATTTGCCTTATAAATTGTCTCACCCTCATATATAGTAACAATTAATGCGGCAATCAACTCAAACATCTTATCAAAATCTGATGATGAATCAATTAAATTATTCATCTTAGCCATAGTAGGATAAGATAATTCAATACCAATCGTTTCATTAACTTCAATAATATTGGCCTTTTTATCCAAATTATCGATTTTAACTGAATCTAGATTAATATCAATATCTAATTCAAAATCACATTCTTCACAATTTCTCTTAGCATGTACTACATCCGATATTGATTTCTTCCTAAGTTGAATGAAGATATATTCAATATCAAAATAAGGTAATTCATCAATATCTTTAATTTTGCCAAATGTGCAATTATTAATAATTTGCTTAATGGCATCTACCATAGCCTCTTGTTCTTCTGTTTCTAATGCTAAAAGCAGAATTTTTTCTTCCTTTACAGTAAACGCCCTATACTTAATGCGTTTATTTGATGAAGGAATATTTAGGTTAAAAGTAGGTTGGTCAATAACAGGTAAACTCATTTCATTTTCTCCAATAATATATTATTTTATTTATCTATGCAAATCCAATATCTGGTCTAAGGGGATGTCCTTTTTCATAAAAATCACCTACAGGACCTTCCTTTTTAGGTTTTTCATCACCAATTAATTCACTACTCCATGTTCTGAATGTAAAGTTAACAGTGAAAGTCATTATAGCACCCATTGCTGAGTACATAATAGGACTTACAGCATTTGGATACATTTCATTAAATGTGAATTGTCTGGTTGCTTTTAAATTTCTGTCTAATTGGTGGATAGTAGCATTACCAATATAATTATCATAATATTCTAATATATCTGCTTTTGGTAATACACTCTGTAACCAATTTTCAAACATCATATATATTTTAAGATCAGGGCTATCATAAAATTCCACCTGCATATCAGATGAATATCCGGTATCAATACCAATTTTACGAGTAAAGCCTTCTGTATTACGATCCCATTGTGTAACATTCATACCTGAGAATGATGTTGATTTAACAAATACTTCTAAATCACCCAATAATGGTTCATATGGATTTGGATTATCCTCATCTTCAAATGATAATGTTTTAGGGAGTGTATTTAATTTCCATAGGAAAAGATTGGTGCGAGCAATATCATTCTTTAATAAATTTGCTTTATAGGCATCAATAGTATCCTTAGGTAAATTTCGATCTACGGCTCTGTTATATACGTCACTCATTAATTACTCCAAACTTGTTTCTGACTAGCACCTTGGAATGATGCTGTAGGAAGATATATTGAATTTTCCCACTCTGTCGGTGATACTTCTAAAATTTTAGTTTTAACATGCGGATAAAGATAATGATGAACAGTCTTTTCAATCATTGGTATCTTTTTAACCTTACCCCAGTCTATATCAAATAAATCTTTTTCTGTTAATAGATCCGGATCCTTTTTACCAGTAAATTTTAACATCGCAGTAAAGAATTTATCTCGTTCTGCGGGTGATAAATAATGTAAATTAAGACCTAGGAATCCACCCTTTGCCGGACCTAATAATATAACTAATGGGTGTTTATCCCACCACGGTAAGGTCTTTTTAAATTTAGCATCATATACAAATGTATACATACCACCAACCTTTGGTTTAGATACTGATCTATATTTGTCCAAACTCTTCTCAATAGTATCTTTAAACCATTGAACAGAAGATTTAGCCTTACCTTTATTAGTCTTTCTTGCAATCTTTTTAGTTTTAAGATTACTTAATTTATTTGCTTTTCTTGTTAAACCAGAAGCAATAGATTTCTTGGCCATTTTACCGGTTTTACCCGATTTAGTTACTCTTCCCCATTGAGCCCCTAACCAACGATATTTATTACCGTCAGTCCCTGTTGAAATTGTACCTTTTTTAATAGCCATATATTATATTTATCATCTTTTCAATGTCTTTTCTGTGAGGATAATAAACTTCCAACCCTTCTTTTTACAGTATTGCATTGCGGCCTTCCATTTAGCCTCATTAACTAAATATGTTGCCACTTCATTAGCATATCGTTTAGTTTTTCTCCCTGATTTAGGTGGTGTTGGTGGTTGTGTTTGAGCAAGTGGTTTAATTTCGGCCAAGAATATAGAGCCATCTTTCTTTTTAAGCCATAGGTCTACGAAGTATCTGTGCATTCTTCCGTCTATCGGCGACCTGTACGGTACTACAACCTCTTCTGAGTTCCATTCCGTTATATCAGGTGATTTATCCAACCAATTGAAAGCAATTCGTTCCCATGAAGACCGATAAATAATATTGTGGCTATCCCCTCTATATTTCTTTTCATTAAGAGGTTGCCATCTCCCTTGAATAAATTTAGACATTAGATAAATAATAATACATAATAACCATAATATTTATAGGTAAAATAATGGCGATATCCTCAAATTCAAATATTACTATGAAGTCTTCGGATTTCAATGAAAGCTCTAAAGAACAACCGAGTGGGGCATTCCAGTATAATTATCCACACCAAAAAGAAGATGGATTAAATCATTTCATTAATTTTAGATTCATTGAATTATATGAACAAAAAAAGAGTGCTCGCCATAATCCTGATAAAGCCGAAGCAACTAATGCTAAAAAGGGTAGAAAAACTTTAGGTTCTATCACATTATATAATCCGGGTGGGATTAGTATGTCATATTCACAAAATTGGGATAAAACAGATGGTATG